AACTGGTCCGGGTAAAATGGCCGATGCCAAAATAGGAATAAAAAATGGTCTGGCACAAAACTGGAAGAAGGTCTGGATAGATTCAGGTTTTTTGAATAAGGTTGTGGGCCCTGATCAAGCTACACTTATACGATGGGCTCTTTCTAATGAAGGAAGATTAGGATTAAACACGGCATCTTTTGGATCCACTGCGTACGGTCTTTACAGCGCCCCCCGGACCACCGCCGCCAAGTTGGCGGCTAACGAGGCGACCAGTGTTGCCGAATCTTACGGGTATCCTCGAACTGCTAAAGTTATTGGTGGTTTGAAAAAGGTGGGCACGGCCGGTGCGGCCGCCGCTTCAGCTTATTACTACCCGGGTGCTACAACCTATCCTGTAGCACTCTATTCAACATATAACGCCCTACCGAACAGCATCAAGAAACAACTCGGAGCATACGCATCATCAGCGACGCACTCTGCTGCTGAGTTATACAAGAAGAGAACAATTGCCAACATGAATAGTAATAACAAACTGGGTTCCCCAAATAGATCACAGTTTTTCAACCGGTACCCAGAACTCAAGAACGCCAAGAAGTGGTTCAACGCGGTAAATGGAGGGCTTGGTAATAAACTGCGTATAAATGCGAGTACTGCGGCCAACGGTATATTTAATAGCAAGTACAGAAACAGAAACGGCCAACTCGTGAGTTACGTAAACTACAACTGGAACAAAAACATAAACACGACGGGCCTGACGGCTCAAGACATGCAGGTCGTCAAAGCACTTGCGAGCGCACGGGGCCGTAGAGACAAGAGATGGTTTTAAATATTAGCACCTATAAATGAACGCAAACGTTGTTCAATACAACCGGTCTGTCCAGCGGCAGAACCGACCAAAACTACGGGAAGGACAGGTGCGTCGTATTGTGGCACTTCTGGTAACCATAGTTTTAGTGATGTACGTTCAGGACACTGTCATGGCGACCATGACGCCTCAGAATGCGGTCAAGGTCCGTTCGGGGCTCCTGGGTATCTTCCGGGCTTTTGTGAATATAGTCAACACGATATTCGCGGGACACACAAGAGCCATAGAAGCCGGAGCTTCGTCTATAGCCGCGGTAATTTACCGCAAGTTTCAGACCGGCCGACTCACCCCAAATGTAGCCAACTTGGCCGTAGCGAGCAGTGCGTTCGCAATTGCGTATCGCACGGGTGGCACATCTTCCAACTTCATTAACGGATTCAACAAATACAGAAACTCATGGGCTTCTAGATTCCGTGGAAATACCGCGAGAAACGCTGAAAATGTCAGAAAGGCCCTTATTACCATGCTTGCGTGGCTCGTGTCGAGCCTCAAGTATTTCGGTGTCCAAAACATCGCATACTTTGTAAAAGAAGAGCTTCGCGTCCGCGGAGTTTACAATAACCGCAAAAACACCCTCGTCAACGCGGGGGCGACGATGCTTCGTTTAGCATTTTAGCTCCACCCGATAGGGTCCCATATGCCATGGACCGGCGGCCCCACCGGGAAGAACGGCTCTATGGACCACTGACCCGTATGACTGAAGATGTCCATCACGATATGGAAAAAGTATATGCCTCTGGATCTTGAATTTTGAATCAAAATTAGGCACCACAGGGAATGGGGTACTTTATAAAACCATGAATATCCACGCCAGTTTCTTATGACCGACCAGGGGGTACTTTGTTCCACAAAGACCCCACCGGGTGATAATAAAATGGCCATCGGTAAATCAGGGGCAATTGCCCATATGAAATCTACTACGGACATTCGTCCAAAATATAGCCACGTCGTGATAAAGTGACCAAGCCATAACATACTAATGGATGAGATGTTAAGGTCCGTGGCCGATAACATATGGTCTTCACTAGGACCTGGATATTCAGAGTCGGTCTATCACCGTGCGTTCGAGGTGGCCCTCCGTGACATGCGTATCCCGTACGAGACTGAGCGGATCGTCCCGGTATTCTATCTGGGTCAGAACGTAGGGAATGTCCGGGCCGATCTGATCATCGAACGAGATGTAGTATTGGAACTCAAGTCGGTAAGTAAGCTCAATGAGACTTACCGAATTCAGACCCGAAATTACTTGACCCTCCTTGGGCTCACACGTGGGTACCTGATTAATTTCCCTGACAGGGTCGGCAATTTTGAATTAGAATTGATCACCGTCCCAAAAAAGGATCCTGATTCACCTCTAGAAATCATCGACTGTTAGATTGTCTTGATGAATTCCCACTGGAGCTCTTCACATATTCTCTTCCAAATTGCATCTTGTATATAGAGTTTCTCTTTTGACTTGAGAAGGGGAAAACACGGGAGAGATTCATCCGCACCGAGTAACTCACAAAACTTATAGAGGACGTACGAGTAACTCATAACATTCTTCCGATTACCGGGCTTGTGTTTCTCAAATGGTGCCTGTATCTTGTGAAACATGAGTCGGAGCTTATCCTCTAGGGACTGGGGCATGGTTGGTGGTTGGATGCCACTGAGCATCGTGGCTATATAAGGCGCGTGCTCGTAATATTTATTCTTATCGAGTTTCTTGAGCAGGCCCCTGACCTTTTCGTGTGTAATCTCAGATAGGTCCTTTATCTTTTGCTTCTTAAATTCTACTCTAAGCTGATTCAGAAGTTCTTCGGGTACGTTCGTTGACTCTTTGGCTTGGAACTGGCTAATCCACTCGTTGAAGTGATTCTCACGCTTGTACGAGTAGATTATGTTCTTCTCCATCTCCTGTTCCTCCTTGAATCCCACCTCTTCACCCTGGACGAATTCGCTATAGCCACATTCTTTACAAATATCTTCACTGAGGACATCGTCAAAAAACTTGGTATATGTACTGCCACAACTCGAACAGGGCTTCATGTAGTGTTCTTGTCTTGTATGTTCATGGACCCCTTCGACTTCGGCGAGGTATTTTTTATATATGTCGTTTCTCCGGACCCCTTGTGTCATGGAGATATCGAGACCTAGAGAATTCCTGGACTTTACTTTTTGACCGTCTCGTTCCGCGTGATATTCCCTTATGATGGGCATACAAGACAACAAATACTCGGCGAGTTCTTCTTCGGTTTTACATTCACGCATTTTAGAATCGTACCTGGCTTCCATTTATTATTATCTGATTTATTCTTCTATCTTAGGAGCCAGAAAGAACTTCAAGTCACCTAAGTTTGCAATTGTATATCTAAATACTATTGGCATATCAGCGTTGATGGAGTCTTGCATGAGTTGGACACTCGAACACATATTAGTAGCCTTGGTATACAGGCTAATGTACTTGAGGCTGAAGACGCCACCCGTGCGGTTACAGGGCGTGACGTCAGGGTACTCGATGACCGTCGTCTGATCGGCAAAGTCTCCTCGGCAACTCAACTCGAGCTTCAGACCCTCACGCCAAATACTCATGTCGTTTCCGAGGTTGGACATGTCCCGCACGATGCGCTGAAAGTCAACAGAAGGGATGGTCGTCACCACATTCATCTGGATGTCCGGAAACTCAAGAATGTCCTCGTTGATGTCGAGCAATTTCAATTTAAAATTGGTCTGTGACTTCTTGACCTGATTCTCGATGATAATCTCCATGACGTCCCGGCCCTCCACGTTTATGGCGAGGGTGTCGGCTGTGGTGACCGACTTGAGGAGCTTATGGACGTTCGCCATGTTGAGCCCCGCAGTGATGGGTGTCGCGCAGTCATACTCTTCAAAGTTCTCGGCTGAGAGGGCCATCTGGACAAGCGTGACACGTGCTGTATCAAGTGTCAATATGTGAAGGCCTGCTGGTGTAAAGTATACGTTCACATCGTTGATGATGTCCTTTAGGACCTCGAAAACCGATTTAATAGCCGATGCCTGTATGGTTTTTAGATGCATCTTGGAGTAAATAAGGGTTTACTCTCTATTTAGACTCGCCAAAGCCTCCGAATTGCTCAGTGATATTTTTCGTTCTAAATCAGGTGTAATCTCAGGCTGGAGGACCTGCCCCATTCGCGAAATATCATACAGGTCGTCGCATGCTGAACCATCTAGGTTATAACACACGGCCCCGCTGCCCTCCCACGACTCGAACGTTGCTGGGACCATGGACTCGAGCCACTTCTTGACGTCGGCCCCGACAAACATCTGACCTTCATTCGTGACAAGGGTGGGGACCCGGGTGATCATCTTGGACGGGACGCCATTCGTCGTGATGTTGTGAAAGCGGACAATATCAACAAGAGGCGGCTGGGAACGTACATATTGTATTATCTCTTGACACCACTTGCACCGGTCAGAGTACACGAGCAGTGCCATTAATCTGGACAAACCTTTTTCAGTCAGGAACTTTTTCGCACCCTCTAGTAATGAAGGACATAGTGATAGTCCTGCTCATCGTCATAATTTTGTTTCTATTTTGGAACGGCCGCCAGGCCTCCACCATGGAGGCTGAGGCACCGACTGTGATGGCTGCGGTCCCTCCTGAGATCACTCAGGCAATCATAGAGGCGTTCCAGAAGAGCCTGGACGACATGGTCCCCATAGAGACCCTGTTCATCAAGCCTCAAGGTGATGGGAACTACTCGAGCCGTTTCATGTTTATGAACACCAAGCGGTTCTACGGGGTCCAGTACGACGTTGAAGCGAATGTCTCTGAAAGCGGGGCCGTGACCCTGTCGAAGGTGATGGCCACAGCCCAACCGTCCGATTACACCAACGCCTACAAGCCGGACGCGTATAAGCCGTACGCCTCTATCGACGCCAGTCTCAACAAGCAACTGACAGAAGCCATAGCCGCGCAACAGGGCGAGACAGAAAAACAATGATTCTCTTAGATGCAAGCGAGTGAAATTATCGCTATTGAGAAGAAGAGGAAAGATGTCCGAAAGGAAACATACAAGGCCATGTTGGATCAATTTTCACGTAAAATTAAAACTTCATCGGAGCTCGGCTACGATCATGCGATCTTGAAGGTCCCTCCGTTCATGGTAGGGTTCCCCAAATATGACCTAAGCAAGGCGGTGATCTATATGTCACGTCAGCTCACCCGACTGGGTTACATAGTTCAGATCGTGGGGCCACTTGACATCAAAGTACGATGGAAGTCCACTCTACATATCGAGAAAGAGAAGGAGGTCCACGAATCGGGGGACTACTTTCCGAGCCTAATCAACTTGCAGAAAACAGCCCAGAAACTGCGTGTAGGAAAAAAACGCTAAATAAGTTCTGGGCACCTACTAATGGATCTTCTCAATGAGTCTGAACGCAGATTCACTAAGAAGTTGTGCGCGGCTATGACTCCGGCCATGATTGAAGCTTTTTGGGAGATTTGGCTCGAGGCCAAGAAGGTTTCTCAGGGCAAAAACACAACCAAGGTGTTCCAGGAGCTTCTACGGGACATCAAGACCTGGAACTCTTCAATTTCACTCAAAAATACAGATGTCATCATGAAGACAGAGCCCCTTTTTCCGAGTCTCTTGGCGGCTGTGTTCATCATTCAAGTTAAGATTCTGAGCTCCATCCGTACGGACCGCAAAACCAAGAAGATATCCATCAAGCTCCCGGCCAATGATGTGTTCGTCCAGCGCTGCTATGAGAACTGTGCCCGTAACCTGTATGACGACCCCGTCATCATAACCGAAAACAACTCGGACGAAAAGCGAAAGTCGGACCTGTCTGAACGCTTTTCAAAGGAAATTGCTCTGGTCATCGAGACCCTGGTCCCAACTGCTGAGATTCTGAACACGTACCTGCCTCTCCCAGCGGTCGGTGAGGATATAGACCTGATGCACGAGGAAGACGAGGCGGAGGCCCAAGAGGCCGAGGAGGACGTTCCGGACATTGTGGACGGTCTACCGAACACACAGGACACCCCAAATATGGAGTTTGGAAAGACACCAGGGGGTGTAGACAATATGGTCACTGTGAATAACAGCCTGACCCCACCGAATATCCCAGAAGAGCTCGGGCCGACCTCACCGGT